ATGGCCCGCGCGATTTCAGCCCGCAGCCGTTGCTCTAACGGGCGCTCAATCCGTTGCATCAACAAAACCTGCCGCCGCTGTTCACGGCGGGGGTTTTGATCAATCAGCCTTCGGACCATATGTGATCGCCTTGATTGCTTCTTCGGTCAGCAGCGGCACGGCTGGCAATGGCGGTAGAGGCTCAGATGCCATGGCCAGAGGAATGCCGGACGATGCCACAAGCAGCACGTCGCCCCCGTCGATTGGCTCGTAGCCTTTCATGGCGCGGCGTTCGTTGATCGTCAGGTCCGTCGCCTTGTCCGCCATATCCCAAAGCGTTGCCCGTTTGTCAGCAATAGCGGGGATCTGATCCAAGTCAGGCCGCAACTGAACCCCGGCAGGTTCGGCAAGCCAAGCGTTCCAGTCATCGGCGATCAGGTCCAGAAGCGGCATGACCGTATCTTCCCAAAAGGCCAGCCGCGCCTCTTGATAATTTGCATAGGTGTTGTCGCCTGGAATGCCGATCAACTGCGGGGGCACACCAAGAGCCAAGGCCACATCGCGCGCGCTGGAGTATTTGGTCTCAATGATCTGCATATCCACAGGCGACATTCCCATTTGCTGCCAAGACAGCCCGCCCTCTAAAAGCATTGGTCTGCCAGCATTTTGTGCGCCCGCGTATTGGTCCTCGATCTGCGCTTTAAGCCGGTTGAATTGATCGTCGGACAGGTCTTTGCCGTCCGGTGTTGACATAGCCCCAGAAGGACGCGCGCTGTTTTGCAACAACGACTGCATCCATTTCATAGCCTCGTTGTTTTGATCGACAGCATAAGCCCCGGCTTCAATTGCGCTCATCCCATACCAATCATCAAGCGGATTGAACGATTTAATATGGCGCACGTCTGCATCCATGCTTGCAGGATCAACGTCGAATCGAACGCACCTACCCGCATATTTGTATTCAAACGCGATAGGAAAGCCGGTTGCGCCGGGAATGATCTGCACCCGATCCGGACGAAGCTGATACAATTCCCGGACGTTGCCGCCAACTGTCACCCGCTCCTCATATGTGTTTCCCGACAGCAGGAAAAACCCGACCTTTGCCCGCATGTATTGCGCGCCGGACTGCATTGGGTTTGGGCGCTTCAGCAGGTCGAGGATCGGATGCGCGGTCAGTTCTTGGTCGCCCCTGAACACCATCCACGGCACAGATGCAACCGCGTCTGCGATCTTGTTGATTGCGGAATAGGCCACGACGTTTCTACGGTAGCCCTCATCCGCAAACGCGGCATAGTTGCGCCCAGACCATACGGGTTGGCCCGGTGTCATAACCATCGCCGCGCCGGTTTGGGATTGTTTGGTTTCAGACCTGCCCATTAGGCGCTGGAATAAGTTCATTTCTAGGCCCTGATGATGCCGTTGCGGATGTTATAACATAACAGGGCGGCATGGGCTATAGGGCGCGAATACGCATTGCCCCGCGCGCTTTGATCATCGGCCCTAGCGCATATCGCAAAGCGTCGATGTAGTGATTGTGGTCATCAACCACGATCCGCAGAATATCGCCCGTGTTTCGATCAACCTTGTAACTGTAGAGCCGAAACTCGCGCGCCGTCGCGGGGCATTCGGGATGAATCACAACTTTTTCATAACTCTTGATGTGATCAATGCCATCCTCGACCGACCCCGGCCATTTCTCGACTGCGATGATCTGCGGCAGGCCATGGCGCTTTAGGTAGCTGATACTCTCAGGCCGTGCGCTATCGGCCCGTATGACGTGCTTTTGAATGCTTGGGATGCGCTCCGCCATGTAATCGCCGGTTGCGTCGAGTTCCAACTTTGTCCGGCCCGCCTCACGCCTGATGTAAAGCGTGTTGGCGTGAATGTAGACCTGGACCGCAACGCTTGGGTCATTTGCAAAGCCGAAGTCTAGGCCGTGGTATGGGCCTTGCCAGTTTTCATCGGGCTCGAACTCATCAACCGAAAACTTGCCCCCGAAGATTTGCGCATCGGTCAGGGTCAGGAACGCGCCGCCCCATATGTGATCGTAAACCTCGGGCCGGATGCGCTGATCTTCAAGCCGCTGCAAATTCAGAATATCAGGAAACCAACGGTTGTGCTGCCAGTTTACCTCAGTGACGCGGCAATCATTGGCAGGCTGTGCGACGAAACGGCGATGCGTGGCGCTCTCGCTACTCTCGGGATTGTAGCTGATCCAGTTTTCGGCCATCCATCCGGCGCCTTCTTCGCGTATCGTCGGGATCAGCTTGCGCCATGCGACCTCTGACACGTTCTCGGCCTCATCGGTCCAGTTGCCAATGATCCTAGCTTTGGACTTGATGCTGTCTAGGTTATGCCGCAAACCCGCAAAGGCGTAGCTAATTCGCCGGTTGCGCGTTCGGATATACTTTTCGCCAATGTCGAAATAATCAACCAGCCAAGGCACCGATCGGATCGCGGCCTTGATTTCCTCCATGCTGGATTCGTCCAAGCTGTTGAGGTGTTCTCGGCTGGCAAGAAAAACGCCTTCAACGCCAAGCTCTGCAAGCTGGTAAACCCGCAGACCAGATCGCAACGCTAAGGCGCGCGTCTTGCCAGAACCCCGCCCGCCCTTGAACACCCGCGTTCGGGCGGGCTGCATGAAGTTCCGCGTGATGCGCTGGATTTCTTCAATCGTCGCTTGCATCGCCCAAGTCCGGCGCGGTGAATTTGATCATCGTCGGCTTGGGCGTCATCGTGCCGTCAGACGACGTGTTGTCCACAACGCTTTTTTCCGTCCACCCGGCCACCCGCGAAAGCACATACTTTGCCGCGTCCAGGCTATTGTCGGTCAGGCTGTCAATCAAAACACGCACCGCATCGCCCTTCAACCGTTCGCGCCCGGTGACAATCTCATATCGAAAATGCTTGCGCAGCGTGTCATCTGAAAGATTCAGACACTGAGCGATAGTGTTGATCGCTGTCCCCGCCATTACTGCCCGTTCAACAAATATCCGGTCAGCCTCGTTAACCTTGTATTGCTTGCCCTGCGCCATCAGTCCCACCCGCTCAATCGCTGTTGCGGCTGTTGCGCCTTTACTTGGTCGGCAATGTCAAAGTCCTTGAATGCCCCGTAGCTGTCTGCAGATGGTTGCGCAAAATGATGATCTACAACTTGCTTGAGATACCCGCCGATTGGGCTTCCCTCGCTCAACTCGTAAAACTCAATCCGCTCGTTCAGGTTCAAGTTCATAGATGTCCGGACCGCCACGCTAAAATTGTCGTTTTCCAGCAGGATGAACTTGGCATGAAACCGGGCCAATCGAACGCTGTCCTGCCCAAACTTGTCCAAGAGACTGCAATAGTATTTCCCTTGCCGCGCCGGGAAACTACGGTCAACCAACCAACGCATCCCGAGAATGTTCTTGTCGCCCAGCATGTCAAAGGCTAGTTTGATCTCAGCAGCGGCTGCGGTCCATGTGCCGATGTCGATATGGCAAGGTCCGATTTCCCGCGCGATGTGGCGCAAGATGTCGATCATTGAAAAGTCGCCCTTGGTCAGTCCAAACACGTCGCACCCTTTAGTAATCGGCCCGATACAGCGAGAGGCACTTTCGCCACGTGTGCCATGCCTAAAGTCTCGTGTTACATTATCACGTCTCACACTTTCGGCAATCATGTCTTTTCTCCTACATTGGCGATCACATCGGCTGCGATAATTTTCGCCTTTTCAATCTCCGGTGCCAGGCTGTCAGCCAGATCGGATGGCAACCAGACTGCGACGTATCGCAACCCGGCCTTTTCGAGAATGCGCGCCTTGCGGGGGCGGGTGAGGGTCACGCAGACACCCGAGCCAGCGCGGCGTCCTGCCACGCTTCCACCGTGATGTCGTCGGTGTAGCTGTTAGCGACGGCAGCGTGACAGTTCTGCATGTGGTCGTTGTGCAAGTCATCTTCCAGATCGCGCCCGTTGCCAGTGCTGATTTTCCAGATCGCGGTTGCGATTGCGTCGGCAGTTTGATCGTGTGTCATATATTTGAAGGTCATCTTGTCTCTCCTGCGGGCTGCGACCATCGCCGCCCTTATGAATACACTATCGTAACACGTAACGCATTGCAAGATAAATCGTTACGCGTTCT